CGGAGAGGCCGTAACACTAGCGTTAGCATCGGAAAAACCGACTATTGCCTTGCGCGAGCTTTACCGTATGGCTGATGAAGCAAACTACAAAGATAGTGATTATACCAAAGACCAAGCTCTAGCCGGGTTGAAATCCGCTATTTTTAGTTCTGCTTTAAGGAAAGCTAACAACAAATCCGGTCTTCCGGATGGAAATACTCTTCAAGGGGAGATTTTTAGTCAACTTAAAGGAGCAGACCCCTCTGTAAAATTCTCTTTAAAAGACTTTTTAATTAAAAATGATTTGGCTTCTGAAGAAGAAATGGCAGATGTTCAAAGCGCAATTAAAACGTTACGAGGTGTAGAGGAAGCTTTTGCTACAGGCGATTTTGAAAACGTTCTGTTTAAAAACCCTAGCTTGGCTAAGATGTTTTATCTTAGGATCGGCGGTGCTACCGCAGGTGGTGCCGTTCAGAGTCAATTAAAGAAGTTTTTGGGATTGCCTTCTATGAGTGGTGGTCTTATAGCAGAACAGACGGGTTCTGAGCTTTTCCAGCGAGTACTCCTTAGAGGACCAGAAACTCAAAGAATTAAAGTAATGACTGAAATGTTTTCTAATCCGGCAATGCTTGCGGAAATGCTTAAAAAAGTAGACGATAAAAAGTCTGCTGATAAAGCCATGAGTGCTATAGAAAAATTTATCTCGCCGCTTGCAAAACAAGTAGGTAGAAGAATACCAATAGGTATTCGTGCCGCAGAAGATTCTGAGTTGCTAAATAAAGAAAGGCCAGCCTCCATAGAAGACTATGAGCCCCCAGAAGAAGATCAACCAAATATCGATAGAATGAATGCACCCCGAATGCTTACTTTCCCGCCAGTGCGCTCTACTCCCATGGAGTCGTCTAGCGGTCCTGCGCCTAGCCTTCGTCAACCAGTTTCTGCGGCCCCGCAAAGGCCACCTGTTGAAAGTGTAGCCCCGCAAAGGCAAGCCGCGACACAGTCAGGACAGGTTGACCGGGCTAGGTTTGCAGCCTTATTCCCCGAAGACAGAGAACTAATGGGCATCGGAAGCCTGATGGAGAACACTTAATGCCTATCTATGAAGACTCTTCTAGGACCACTTTTTTCACGTCAGACGAACAAGCCCGAATTGATAATCCGGAAAAATACGGGTACACACAGGCTACTTATGACGCTTTTATCGACAGGGCTACGGTTAAGGCTCAAGGAAGAAGAGAAGCCGAAGCCCGGGCAAAAGAGGCTATACCCGGTAGTTACACACAAGCAGGCTTAGCTTCGACTAATCCGTTCTTTAGCTTGGGCGGATATTCCGGTCACTCTGGGGGTGAGTTATCCGGAGGCGCGGGATTATCGTTTTACGAAGATGGTGGCATGGTGGCTCCAGAGGCAGATCCGAGTGCCACAGGTATGTTTCAGTACCTCCAGCAGCCCGGTCAAGGACTACCTCAACAGTCTTTTAACTACGACTACCAGCAAGGCCTGCCCCCTGCGATTAACCAAGGTCTAGGATCGCTGCCTCAGTTTGGAATGACCAATAAGCTAGGTTACTAACGGAGCCAGCTCTTAGTGTCTTCGCCAAGCACTTGACCCGCTATGTGAATCTTATCGCGTAGCGCCTGCAAGATCTTTTCATCAATAGTCCCCGGAGAAACAAGGTCGACATACGTTACCTTGTTCTCTTGACCTATCCGATGAGCGCGGTCCTCGGACTGTAGCCTTATTTCGAGGTCGTAACTGTTGCTAAAGTATATGACTGTGTTGGCCGCGGTCAGTGTAATCCCGTATCCACCTGTTTTAGGCTGCCCTACAAAAAACCGAAGCTCACTTTCGGGGTCTTGGAACTGATTAACGATGCTTTGTCGATCCTCTTGCTCCGTAGCGCCGTAATAGGTCTTTACCGACTCTTTACCAAACCGTTCTTCTAAAGCTTTTGAAATCTCTTGAATATCATGGGTGTAAGTAGCCCAAATAATGGCCTTGCCCTGCACTTCCTCGACTAAAAGCATCAGCTCATTAAGCCTGTTGCTCTTGACAATCTGTATTTCACCTTCATCGGGCATTAGGTGTCCACAGCATATTTGCTGTAGACGCATTATTTGAGTCAGTACACTGGCGGTAGTGGCTAGTTCTCCGTTTTCTAACTGAGCCAAAGCCAGCTTCTTCATCTGCATGTAGAGCTTTACTTGCTCGGGGGTGAGCGACACGTCCCGGCGGACATACACTTTTTCAGGTAGGTCCAGACAGTCTATCTTCAGCACTCTGTTGCTAAACTTATCTAGCTTTTCGGACAACTCATCTAGCCTGCGATAGCCCACTATTTGCTGAAAAGAACGATGTCCCATACTCCGTTGTTGAATGTTTGCGTAGCGCGACTGAAAGGCATAATAGCTGTGAAACCCTAGCGCCTTCTCTGCTAGAAAGCTGCACTGGCTAAACAGGTCCATCGGGCTTTTGGTTACTGGAGAACCTGTCAGAATTCGGCGGTATTTAGACCGCTTTTGAAGCGCCATTATATTCTTAGTTCGAGCTGCTTTACGGTTTTTTATAGTAGTTGATTCGTCTACAATGACCATGTTGTCTGGGTTCTGGTAGAGAAACGCTGTGGCTGCGTTGGTTCCGCGGGAGCTGCTAAACGCTTCTACGTTCATCACAAAGATCTTCAGCACACGGTCCTTAGTGACAATAAACGACGTAAGCTCTTCTTCAAATTTCTTAGTCTTGCTGGGTATCCATCGGCATATTTGCCGCGGAATACGCTCAGGTAAGTGCAGAGGTATCTCTCCTCTAGACCAGTTATCGTACACACCCTTTGGCGCTATGATTAACACGGCTTTTAGCTCATCTGCTTCCCAGAGCATAGCCATCGTATCGATAGCCACTTTGGTCTTTCCCGTTCCCATTTCCATCAATAGAGCGTAGTATTTCTGGTTCCAAGATTCGGCTAAAGCAACTTCTTGGTGCTTGTACGGTTGCGTTTTGTAATCGTAATGCCTCATTTTCTTTCCTTTCGTGAAACTGCTTGACTTGGGTTGAATATACGATAATATCTTTTTTTGTCAAGGCCCAAACGGTGCCTTTAACAACGAGGAAAGAAAATGAACGATAAATTAACACCTGTAGAGAAAGAAGGTTTAGTCGCCTTAGAGAAAATGATGTTTCAAGATTTTGAAAAGAATCTAGAAACGTCAGTAGAAAACGTCGATCAGGTTGGCTTGAAAAGTATAGCTGAGTTGGCCCGACAAATCCGAGACATAGAAGAGCTGATCGATGATCAGGAGACCCGTCTCAAAGCTCAAAAGCGTGAACTGCAAAAACTAACGGACGAAGACTTACCATCAATGATGGCAGAAATTGGGCTGGCTAGTTTTAATCTTGACGACGGCTCGACTGTTGATATTAAGCAGACTTACGGTGCAAGCATTTTAGTCAAAAATAGACCAGCAGCCTACGATTGGCTTCGTGATCACGACTACGACGACATTATCAAGAACACTGTGTCGTGTCAGTTTGGTCGAGGCGAGGATGATCGAGCAAACGCCTTTACTGCTTTTTCCGAAGAGCAGGGGTTCTTACCAGAGCAGAAAACAGAGATTCACTCTCAAACACTACGTGCCTTTGTTAAAGAGCGGTGTGAAGCGGGTGAAGAATTTCCAATGGAGTTGTTTGGCGCTTGGGTCGGACAACGTGCAGTTATAAAGCGAGGCAAAAAATAATGACAAAATCAGAAGAAAACAAAGAAGTAGCCGTGAAAGAAACTATTGGTGCCATAGCCGTATTCGATTCCTCTATGTTCGAGGCGGACGCTGGAAAAGGTATGGAGGGTATGGGTCAGGACGACTTAGCTCTGCCTTTCTTAAAAGTACTGTCAGGTAATGATGATGTTCTCGACTCGAATGAGACTGCAAGGAAAGGTGACATCTACAACACTGTCACAGGCATCGTCAGCAAAGGTAAGGAAGGTATTCGAGTTATCCCATGCGCCTATCAAAGACGCTTTCTACAGTGGGCCCCTCGTGGCGTAGGAACTGGTGCGCCAACTGCGATCTACGAACCTGCGGAATCACGTCCAAAGACCGTGCGCTCCTCGGAGGATAACAAGGATTATCTTGAAGATGGCAGCGGCGAGTACATCGAAGAGACTCACCAGCACTTTGTCTTGATTATCAATGAGGATGGGATGCTGGAGACAGCATTGATTTCAATGAAGTCGACTCAGCTCAAGAAGTCTAGGAAGTGGAACTCTATGATGGCCTCACGCTCTATGAAGGGCGCTAACGGGACGTTTACTCCTCCTAGATATTCACACATCTATCACCTTAAAACCATCAGTGAGGAGAACTCGAAGGGCTCATGGCATGGCTGGGAGATGTCTTGTGAAGGGGCCATAACTGATGCGGATATTTACGTGCGGGCTAAGGCGTTTGCAGAGAGCATCACGTCGGGTGACGTTGTAGTAAAGCATACGGAGGAAGAAGGGTCGGAAGGCAACTCAGCACCTTTTTAAGGTAGGTCTGATATGAGCGGGGCTAGGTGCCCCGCTTACTTTTACCTTATGGAGTTGCCAGATGTCATTAGATAAATTCAAAGCTGTTTTTGAGGGCCTGAAGCAAGCACACGGGTATTTCAAAATTGAAAAGACTTCTGCGAGCGGCAAGGCTCAAGGAAAAGCAGGCGTACTGCGTGAACCGCAGACAGACACCTTGTGGGAAAACCATTTGTCCGGGTCCGGTAACGGTCTTGGAATTATACCAATCAACGAAGACAACCACTGCAAGTGGGGGTGTATCGACGTAGACCAGTATCCCCTAGATCATCCTATGCTGGTCGATAAGATCAGACGCATGAAGCTACCTCTGGTCGTATGCCGATCTAAGTCAGGTGGGGCTCACCTATTCTTGTTCACAACTCAGTGGGTTGAAGCCAAGGACATGCAGAAGGCGCTACAAGCCATGGCGGCTGCACTGGGCTATGGCGAGAGTGAGATCTTCCCTAAACAAATAAGACTGCATCTTGACCGAGGGGATGTGGGCAATTTTCTAAACCTACCTTACTACAACCAAGATACGGGCTTGCGCTACGCTTTCCTTGACGACGGTACTTCTGCCTCATTAGAGGAGTTTCTAGAGCTTCACAGCCGTTTTGTGCAGACTCCGGAAGAGGTAGTTAAGTTACAGGTAATAGGCAGTGGCGAGACTAAGCTGCTCAATGACGGGCCCCCTTGCCTACAGATCCTATGTAAAGAAGGCATTAGCGAGGGCGGCAGGAATAACGGGCTTTTTAACATCGGAGTCTATGTCCGAAAGGCTTATCCCGATAGCTGGGAGTCTGAGATTCTCAGGTACAACATGGAATACATCGCGCCGCCGCTACCTCTTAATGAGGTGAACGTGGTGGCGAAGCAGGTAGAGAAGAAAGACTATGCGTACAAGTGTAGCGATGCCCCTATTAACTCTCACTGTAACAAAGAGTTGTGTCGGACTAGAAAGTTTGGGATTGGTGCGGCTGTAGCGGGTGCGACTATTGCCAACTTACGCAAATATAACTCTACGCCTCCTGTCTGGTTTATGGACGTCAACGGCGAACCTCTGGAGATGGACACTGATGCTTTGATGAATCAGATGACCTTTCAGAAGGCCTGTATGGAACAGCTCAACTTCATGCCCCGGTCGGTTGGCAAACAGCAGTGGGAGAGCCGTATCAGTACTCTCCTTAACGAGATGAAGGACGACCAGAGCGCGATTATTGAAGTGGCTGTGGACGCCAGTACCAGCGGTCAGTTCTACGACTACCTCGAAGAGTTTTGCAGACATCTGCAAGTCGCTCAAGATAAGGAAGAAATACTCCTTCGGAAGCCTTGGACTGACGAAGACCTTGGTCTGACTTACTTTCGGCTAAAAGACTTTGAGAACTTCCTTAAAAAGAATAAGTTCTTTGAGTACAAGTCTCATCGGATTGCCCAGCGGTTAAGAGATATCAACGGGTCCAGCGTCGTACTTAAAATCAAGAGCAGGGCTGTACGGGTTTGGAAGATACCCTCCTTTGATACCAGCGACATTGAGATAGATACCCCTAACTTTGGAAACCAGCAGGAGGCACCTTTCTGATGAATGAACCGAAAAAAGAACGTAATGAAAAAATAGTTTACATGATCGATCAGAAGAGAATGACTTTGACCGCGGTCGCTAAGTTCTTTGAGATATCTAAGCAAAGAGTTCAGCAAATCTACACCCGGGAAAAGTCAAAAGGTGTTTAGAATATTTGGTCCTCCGGGGACAGGTAAGACCACCACGCTTTTAAACATGGTAGATGAGGCGCTAGAAGCGGGCACACATCCGCATAGGATAGCCTTCCTAGCCTTTACTCGGAAAGCGGCCAACGAAGCTAAGGAAAGAGCCGCGGCAAGGTTTGAGTTAGACCCTAAGACAGACTTGATACACTTCAGGACTATCCATTCTCTGGCGCTCAACATGACTGATATACGTTCGGAGCAAGTGATGCAGGAGGCTCATTTCAGGGAGCTGAGTCAGTCGATAGGTGTATCACTGGGCGGATCAAAGACCGCCAACTTTGATGATGATCTCCCTAGCGTAGTAGCCAGCAGTGATCCAATACTAGGACTCATAAACCTAGCTAGGCTCAGAAAAGTACCGCTAAGGATGCAGTACAACATCAGCAATCTGGAAGCCGATTGGAACACCGTCAGCTACGTTGACAAGTGCTTGCGAGAGTACAAACAGAGCATGGGCCTGTATGATTTTACAGATATGCTGGTGGCTTTTGTGGAGGGGGCGGATCGGTTCTGCCCTCAGTTCGATCTGTGCTTTCTGGATGAAGCGCAAGACCTCAGCCCTTTGCAGTGGGAGATGGCTCATGCTATCGATGATCATTCAAAGCGGATGTATTGCGCGGGCGATGACGATCAGGCTATCTATCGATGGGCTGGTGCCGATGTAGATCACTTCATTAACCTTCCCGGCGGATCAGAGACCCTGTCTCAATCTTATCGGGTCCCCAAAGCTATCCACAATCTCGCAGAAAGCGTGGTCAAACGTATCTCCCGGCGGTTCCCTAAGAAGTATGAACCTAAGCCCGAGGCGGGCAACGTGACGCGCATAAATACCATCACGGCGCTCGACATGTCAGAAGGCTCGTGGCTGATATTGTCCCAAGCGGGATACCAGCTACAGCCCGTGGCCCGGGATTTAAAGTCTAGTGGGTATCTGTTTGAATACCGCGGACATCGGAGCATTAGTGAGAAGCTTTCCGACTCAGTCAACGGCTGGGAGCAGCTTCGGCAAGGACTCGAAGTGTCTGGCGAGGTCGCTCGTAAGATCTACACCTTCATGTCTACCGGGAACAGAGTAGCCCGGGGATTTAAGAAACTGTCAGGGTTAGGAGACACCGACCTTGTCACAATGGGAACACTGGTAGACAGCTACGGGCTCAGAGCGGATAAGAGTATGATCTGGTCAGAGGCGATGGATAAACTGCCGGATGTTGACAGGGCTTACATTACCGCTCTACTGCGCCGGGGCGAGAAGTTCAACGGCGTACCGCGGATCACAGCGTCGACCATACACG